GCCGCGTGCTCAGCGGCCACTGAGGCGGCGTTTGATTGCTCCGAGGGTGATGACAGCGGGAACTTCCTAAACGCGCTCTCAGGGCCTATCACGGCGGTTTTTGACGTTGCTGCCGCGGCCAAGCCCCCGAGAGACACTAAGGCGATCGCTCGAGAGTTCATCGAGGAGTTTGAGAAGAAATTAGCCGGTCACGAAAAACCTCCCGGAATTCCGACTGGCATTCTCGAGGTGGATCGGATGCTGAAAGGATTGCAGCCGCAGCAAGTTGGGATCATTTCCGCCCGCTCAGGTGGCGGCAAGTCGACCATGGCAACGCAGATTGCAGCTGCGCTCGTCGACCAGGGGATTCCGACGCTCTACCTGATTCTCGAGCGAACCGAGACGAGCGCTTTCCAGCGGTGCGTCATCCAGCTCTCGAGACTCCCTTACGCCGCGATCACGGACCCCAAGGCATACGCCGAGCTTTCCGGCCGCAGTCACCCGTCCAAGGAGGAGCTGATTTCGATTCGCCGAGCCACCGAGAAGCTCTCGAGCAACGGGCTGCACATTCGGAAGCCGTCGAACCGCCGTCTTGCCACCCAGCTTGCCGAAATCCGCCGATACCACCGCCTCCACGGAATCAAGGTCGCCATCGTCGACCAAGTCGGGCTTGTCCGCGGCGAGCGAGTGAAAGGCGACAGCGGGGAAGCTGAGCTTCGCGGGATCTCCAACTCATTCCAGGAACTCACCCACGAACTCGGAATTTCGCTAATCCTGCTTTCGCAGGAAAACGCCGAGGGCGCAGCCTAGGGGCGCAGGGACGGGCCTAGGCCGTGGGCTATTCGCCTAGAACGATTCGTCGATAGTCGTTCGAGGTGTATTCGATGGGGCCGTTCTCGGTATATCGCATAAAAACGCCTCGACGTTCGATTGAGGTTTTCAGCGAATGGCACGGAGCGCAGAGCGAACTAAAAATGTTTCGCTTGAACGAATCACCCCCAATTACGGCCCACGGAAAAACGTGGTCGACGTGGGCGGCCTGCGTAATGATGCCCTCAGATTTGCATCGTTCGCACAATGTGGCGCGGGATAGCTGCGCGGCCCTCATGTGCGCCCATGCCTTCGATTTGTAGGCCGCATTGTGGGAATGACGTTCGAGGCTAATTTTCCTGCGCCCTCCGTGGGCCTCGCAATATGCAGAACCCTCGACCCTCAATTCGGCGCAGCGCAGCGCCTCGCATCTGTTGTTTTTTGGTAACGTGGGCATCTTTTTTTATCCTGTTAGGGTTTGTCCTAGGTTGAGAATGCTCAACTATGCGCTATTATTCTTTTAGGTTTCTCATGCTGCGACTTTTCCGAGGAATCGTTCGCCGATGTCGCCTCGAACTATTCCATCGACATCAGCGAATGCGAGGACGAGGACGAGATTCGAGATGTCGTCCTCGACTATTTGAACGACAACACCTCGGTCGTCGGGTCGAATGACTCATCGGTCGTTTATCTTTGTTTTTAAGGGGTTAAAAATGAGAGAAATTACGGCGTTTTTATGCGCGGATGGTTCGGTTTTTCGAGATGAGCGGCAAGCGAAAAATCATGACGACGACATACTCGGTCAGGAAATAGATGGGCTGCTGAGACTCTACTCTCTTGACATAACGCGAAATCAGGAATTCAAGGGATGCCTCGCAGCGATGGGAAAACGCGCGGAATTGAAAAAATCAGTCTTCGCCATTCTTTCAATACTTGAACACGGAGAACACGAAAATGAGAACGATTGAAAAAACAATTTACAAATTTGATGAATTGAGCGATTCATCAAAAGAACGCGCGCGCGAATGGTATCGGCGCGGCCTTGAATACCCGTGGTGGGATGGTGTAAGAGATTCCCTCAATGCATTTTGCGAAGAATTCGGGATTTCGGTTCTCGACTATTCCATCGGGGGCCGTGGTTCATTCATTCGCACCGATGCGGAGAATTCACATTTTCGCAGCCTTAAATTATCACAATTTGATCGAGATGCGATGCATTCAGGGATTTGTTTTGACCATGCCCTTAGATATACATTTGCCGATGAATGGAAAAAATCAGGGGATGCCCTCGCATCGTTCAAATTGGCGCTTGAATCATTCATAGGCGAAGTCGAGAACGACATCGAATACCAATATTCAGACGAGGCCGTCGAGGAATCAATCGAGGCGAACGGATGGGAATTTTACGAAAACGGGAGCGCAGCATGAGAAACCTAAAACACCTCGAAAACCTCCGCGCCCTTGAACGATGGACGATGCCCGATTCGTATTTCGGCGCAGAATGGCCCGAATACTTCGTTTTTCTCGGTCAATCACGCGATGCCGATGCGTTGACTCGTTCTAATTTTGAGTGCGGCCTCCGCGCCCTCGGGGGCGAATCCGATTCCGTTCTAGTGATTCGCGAATCTCATTGGGCCGTGGGTTGGGTCGAATGGATAGCGATTCACGAATCGAACGTCGAGGCCATTCTCGCAGCCGATGAGATGTCCTGCGCATTGAGCGATTATCCCGTCCTCGACGAATCCCACTTTTCCGAATTGGAATGGGGCGAGGCCCAAGATTATTGGGAATCTTTGCGACTGCGAGAACGGGTCGAATTATGCGCCGAGGGTGGGGTTTCCATCTTCGCAGCGCGGAGGGATTCCATCCCGAGCGAAGACTCGGGTTTTATTTACGAACGATGCGCAGGGGTCTAAAAATGAACAAATCAGAATTGCAAAATTTCATTCGGTCGGGTGGGTGGGCGTGGCCGGGTGGGTATCCCTGCGCCCTACTAATGAGAGACGGGGAGGTCATCGACGCACAAGCCGCGCGGGAAAACTACCGATTGATTCGCAGAAAATCAGGGGCTGACTGGACTCCCGAGGCCGTTTTTGTAAATTGGGAGGACGATTTTCTCGTCTGCGCCCATTCGGGCCGAGTCATTCAATCGGCGCATGGGGGCGACGAATGAAAATCGAGATTCGATTCGAGCAAATCGGAGGCCGAGAACGTCCGATTATCTTTTTCCCCGATGAGGTCGAACGGGATAAGCAAATCGGCGCCTATTCTGAGGCCGAGGGTCACGTTCTATCATCCCGCGCGTATATGCGCCGATGTCGAAAACCTGAGAACCTGACCGAGCGGGTCGAGGCGTGGGCCGTTCTCGAACGATATTCGAGGTTCGCCAAATCCCACGAATGACCGCCTAAAAATCTAGGGTTTCCCGTTTTTCCCTAAAAAACGAATAGACCTAGGGGTCGATTGAGAGTCACATCTCGGTCGGCCCCTAGGTTTTTTCGTTTTCGGTTTCCGTTTTTGGCCCTTATGGGTCGGGGATGCACTCGCCCCTAGGGGATGGGCCGGTTAATTCGCAGGGATTCGCCCACGTTTTCAGGGTTTCCCGCTCTATCTGGGCGCAGGGGCGCAGGGATGGTCGAATCGGTCGGGAATCGGTCGAGGAATAGGTCGGGATTGTCTGAATTATGGTTTTCGGGTCTAATTCGGGTCGATTTTGGCGGGATGGAAAAACGGCCTAGAACGGCCTGATGAGGTTGAGATATATCAACCCATTAAGACGGGATTATCTCGCCCCATTCGCCCGATTTGACCGATTCCCGAGGCCGTGGGCGATGGATTTTCGGTGTTCAGAGAATGCCCGAATCGGATTCCGCGCCGGTTGAACTATACATAATTAGACCCTATTTCCGACTCGGATATAGGGATTTGGGGAAAAAATCAACGTATTTTTGACCCCACCACCCGAGGTTTTTAAAAAAAAAATTGAAAGCCTAATTTTTGGCTGAAACTTTTTTTGAAAACTCCAGCACCAGAGCAGGCTCAATATTTTTTTGCTCACCCTTGTAGCCATGCGCGTAAGCGGCCCTAGCCACAGCCAGAGCTTTTGTCTTGGTATCGAATGGGCCTTTTGACCCCCAATACCATTTACCTTTGACGTTACGCAGTGGCATGGATTACTTCAAGAAGCGCAGCTTATAGATGGTCGAGTCAATCAGCGCGGCGATTTCGTCGGCAATGTTTTGTAGCTCAGTGTCTTGAGGGAAATTGCCTGAGTTACGGCAACGAGCCAACTCATCCTTGAGGTACATCATGTATGACAGAGGTTCTTCTGCCAGAGCGAAGACAGGACGGTAATCAGTCAACAGACCGTATTTGCCTTGGAACGCCTCAACAAAGTCGTCAACAAGGTCGCCTATATTTTCGTAAAAATCTTGAAGCGCTTTATGGGCCGAGTAGCTGGTGGTCGAGAAATGCAGGATGTGAGCATTCGTAACGCTATGAAGCATACACATCACCATGTCCATCACGGGGTCTGAGTTCTGGGTGTATTGCTGCTCAATGCTGGCTGTATATTTCTTCATTCCAAATGTCCTCGTACTGTTGGTCGAATGGGATTGGCACTTCGGCAGGCCACATCCCTTGTGTCGTCAATTTTCTCACGGTTCTGTAATGGGCGACAACCCATAACTTCATCCGCTGCTCACGGGTCATCTGATTGCCTTGGTCAATGGCTTGATGACAGGTATGGCACAGCGCGGCAATGTGGTTGTCGTCAGCTTTGATGCTTCGGCCTTTGCCTCCTCCCCAATTGGTGTGAGCTGCCTGTACCCCATAGTCTGAGCCACAGGATTGACAAGATAGCATCCGAACTGCTTTGAGGAGCTTGGGGCTACGGACGTATTCGTGTTTTGGAATCATCATTTCTTAGCCTCTGCGTTATAAACCTCAACGCATTTGAACTGCATACGTTTGGCAGCAAATAGATTGATGCTTTCAGCAACTCGAAAGCATTCAGCGGGTGTTGATAGATTTGGAACCGTCACAACACTTGCACTGCTGCCAAATTGCATTGACATTACTAACAACCACGATGTCATGCTTCACCTTTAATCTTGTTTGCTGCTACGTGCCAGTAGTTATGGCTGTGCTTTGCCCCTTCATGTGCTTCCATGAACATCACAAATAGCTTGTCACGCTCACGCTGTGCTACCAGCTTGGCAAAGGTTTCTATGTGGCTTTTGTTTGCGCTGTGTGCATGGCCGCTGTAAGAAATAAAGCCAGCGTCCCTAGCCATTTTCAAAATTTCATCTTGTGTCATAGGTCAACCTTAAACAGCTTCACATCACCACCATGAGCCAAACGCTTTCGCGCTTCATCTAACGCTTCATCTTTTGACATGAATAATGGATATGGGAATCGAATAGTGTCTCTGATTCCATTTGAGTCAAAGGGAGGAATTCCGTGCATCCAGTAAGATGAATCTGGATAACGATAAAACATTGTCCAACCGCCGGATTTTGCTTTTGGCAAGCAAACTTCTTCGATTGTTGGCTCTATAGTTTTGATATTGATTTCGCCTGTCATGTTTTGTCCTTTTTCTTGACGGAATACCCGCCTTACTGTTTCTCTTGCATCAATTCTGCTTGCAAACCAGCGACTCAGCTTAGAACAGTCGTCCTGCAATAAGCCGGGAGGCCAACCTGTCTTTTTCACTTCTGGATGCCGCGCCACTCAGAAACCCCACCCCGATAGCATTTGTTATTTTTAAAGGCGTTTGCATCTTGAATTGTGTGCATACGATAGCCCCACGAATGCCCGTCCCAATATGAAAAATACGAACGCCCCATAGATGGCGCTTTTATTTCATAAATGCCAACACGGACTGGCTTGATTTTGCTTGGAAACCATCCTGTAAATTTCATGTCTTGTCCTATTCAATGTGCGTCACATACTTCCCATGTGACTTGAGGTAGTTACGGGTCTTCTCAATCATCTGCTGATACTTTGCCCTTGAAACGCTTGTGCGCTGGAGGTCATGGTATTCCATGATGTCACCCAAAGCCTTCAAACCTTCACCGGACAAACCCATCTTTTTTGTGGCTTCGTATCTCTTGGCCGCGCGGTGGAGTGCTTCATTGGCAATCTCACAATGCTCCAAGACTTCGGGGCCAATCCCATTTCTACCCATTGTTTCAGCAATGTTCATCATGTCGCACAGGATTTGCCATTCTTGGACTCCAGCTTCACCTGTCTTCATCAACTCCAAAGACCTGACTTCACCAACTCGAAGCTCATTCAGTGAACTTGGGTCTGTGATACAAGCACCGCAAATTGCGTGAGCTATGGGGTTGATGTCAGTAGACCACACACGGCGGCGGCATCGTTTACGCATTTTTCTTCCTTAATTTTGCTTCAACTTCCTCGGCAATGGCTCCGGGAGTTTTTAGAGAGCAGCAATACTCAAACTCCTCATCCGTCAAGCCTTGCCATTCTTTTTTAAACGGCTCAAATGACCACCCGGGCGGAAGGTCTTGCTTTTCTGAATTTGGCAAGTATTGAATTGTTTGAGACTGGATGACGCCATCCTTGTTGAATGTTTTTTCTATCTTTGGAGTCCAACTCATGGAGCCTCCACCACGTTTACGCCATCCACTCATGTGTTCTTCTCCTTGAGTTTGGCTTCTGCCCATCTGGCAACAACTCTATGGGATGCAGGCATAAATTCAATTTCCTCATCCGTCAGCCCGACCCATGTGCGCTGTGGTGGGGTGGTGTAGAGTTTTGCGGCTTGCCAAGCGCAATGCAAATCCGAGTAGAGCAACGGGCTTTTACCCGCAAATGAATGAAACTTCTCATACCAAGTTTCAAACGCCACAGGCTCCTGCTCTGGCTCTTTGTGTTGTGGTGGCAAGTCACGCTGAATCACAGGCTCGTTCATCCAAGTGCTATGTGTGTCGCATTCAAATTGTGGGCAATCACCGCCGCACCATGTGCATTCACCTTTTTGCGGTTCCTGCTCTGGCTGTGCCAAGGCTTCTTTGATGGCGGTGATGCTGTCCTGCCCTGAAATGTAGGCAATGCGTAACGCCTGAAGAAACCCGATTTCCTCGGGGTCACCATGTTGATTTGACAGCCATTCTTCAAACGCCACAGGCTCCTGCTCTGGCTGTGCCGCAGGCAAATGCTCAAGATGGTTCTGCACTTTCCAGTTCATAGCGTCTGCATATCCACGTTTGTATTCCTGCTCTGGTTGTGCCGTAGGTACGGGTGGATGTGCAAACAATCGCTTTAAATGCTTGCGCCACCAAAATGCAGCACGTTCAGTTGGATGCCGTTGTTCAAACCACACACCATCAAAATCACTAGAGCCATAAAGAAAATTAAGCATTTTCAACTGCTCATCATTCCAGTCATGTTCATCTACCTGTTCATTGCTTTGCAAGGTTTCTTTTGATTCTTCTAGCGTTTTCTTTAGGCGGTCATACAACTCATTTCTGATGCTCGATGATTTGCAAAATCTTCCGTCCTTTTCAAAAGATTCGAGCAGCTCATTCAAAGCGTCTGCTAGCTTCAATGCTTCTGTTTGTGTTGTCATAACTTGATGCACTTCATACCTTCCCACTTGCACACGGGGTTTTCTTTGCACATGATGACAAATCCTTCAACTTCACCATCGCCGCCAACGCTTTGAATTTCATAACCATAGTCTCCAATCTGAATAATGACTGGAGCGTTTGGGTTAATCATGTCATCTATGTTTCTGTGTTTCTGCGTTAGCCATACGTTTTCCGTATCAATCATGGCTTGCATAACGTCAATCATTGTTTGAGATTTAATGTTCATTACATTGGGCTTTCAGGAATGTTTGCGCGTTGTTGTTGCGCGTGTTCTTTGATTTGCTTATGTGTCCACGGTGTTGGTGGATGCGTTGGGAAGGGCCAGTTCATGCTTTGACCCTCGCCATGATTTCACCATGCGCCCATGCACATTCGGCTGCGGTTTGTCGAAGCTCTTGAGCTTGTTTTTCGCTGGCGTTGTGCTTGATTGATTGTTCAATAATCATTTTCAAGAACACGGGGGCAGAAGCCAAAGCAATGTCTCGAACCAATTGCTCACGCTCACGGCGTCTTTGTTTCCACTTTGTCATATTTTGTCCTTTCTTGTTTAACTCATTCCGAGTTGAGATAACTATACCATAGTTATTGTCAATCTGGTTCTTTGATGTCAATTCCGTTGGTTGCAGACCACATTAGTAGCCATTCAATGAAGTCAGCGCCTTCGGCTTTGGTGAATCTACGGCTTTGCAGGCCAAGTTGAATCACTCGTTCGCCGTCTAGGGACTGAACCACAGCGCCTCCCGCCATGCCACGGTCTTTTGAAAACTGGTCGAGTAAAAACCGTTTCCAGTCTTCAACATCCCAAGCTGCTCCAGCGTGTTGCGCTTGCTTCGCAATCTGACCAATGATGGCGTGGAATTTTTTATTTTGAGGGTCTGAGCGTTTTTCCTCAGTGACCTCCAAGATGACCTTCTTGCCGCCATAGATTGATTCCTTCACAATGTTCCACACCGCCAGCATGGTGGCATGGGCTTGCTTTTCTTCGTAGAGCTTGTACTTCATGGCATTGACTCGTGCATCCAATACCAAAATTCATGGCCTTCTTTTGTCAGGCTCCAAATACAAAATCGAGAAACACTTTCTCTTTTTGATGCTGTCTTGGCATAAAGGCCCCACCCGTCAACTTGTGAGGCCATAGATGCAGCAAGGACTTCTGGCAATCCAATGCTGCAAAGATGCTTGTAGTATGTCTGTCTTGTCTTTGGAGTCATGGATTACTCCAAGCGTTCAGCCGCGCACTCAGCGTAGCCAGAAATGTCATGCCAATGGTCATGGTGGTCTGGATTGCCATTCAGCACTCGGGCAATCTTGTGAGCAATCATCTCCAACGCTTCAATCTGGTCTGGAGCCAACTCAAGTAGGCCATGCTCACGCATCACGGCTTTGAGCTGCTGGCTGATTACAGCGTGGGTTGAGAAATTGCCGTGTGTTTTTTGACGGGCTTTGAGGGTCTTTTGAATTGTCATGTTATCTCCACGATAAGTTTACGAGTGTGTTTATCACCAAATTGGCGATGGATTTCGATAGGCTGGAAAAACTTGTCATTCACCATCAAGGCATCTGACAGTCCATCCAACGCACCTTTAGCTGCCGCTAGGCAGTTATCAGCATCACGCATCCGTTTGTCGGGCATGATGAATGTCAGCTTCAAATGGATGTCTCCACCGTTATGCTTCCAATTTTTAATCTGGTGTTTAGCCAACCAAGTGGAGCCTTCACGGTAGTCACTTCGTACTTGGTATAGCTTCGCCCAATGCGTTCCCTTTGCTCGGTTTGGGAATAGTTCGGCAGGCGGGAAATCCAATTCGATTCTCATTTCTTTGCTTTCTTCTGTTGTTCAGTCATGCGCCGCCTCAAATCCAAAATAGCGGACTCGCCTCTGATTTTTTGCATTACCGTTAGATGTTCTTGCCACCAAGTAGCAGTGGCGGTCAATCCAATCGTCTTTGCTTTCTCCTTGTACCGTCGAATCCACTCCCGCGCTTCGCAGTTCCTCATGTGTTCGATTTCCTCGGCACTGATTCCGCCCTTGTAGTTCTTTGGGCGCTCCAGTGGTGGCCCATACAGTCTTGGGGATTCTTTCGGTTTGCGTTTCGTTGCCAATCATTTCTCCCTTGCCTCCAGCATTGCGTCTGCGACAGCGTATGAAATTTCAGCCAACAGCTTTACGCCACCGTCTGCAAGCTGCGCATTTTTTCCGTTCAGCACAGCATCCCAAATCTGAGCGCCCGTCATCGCTTGAGCAGCAAAGTAATCACGCAATGTCATGCCTGAATCAAACCAAACCATTTCACCCGTGTCTGGCTTCACATACCAGTTTGGAAATGCTGGCCCGCCTGTTTTTTTCTCGGTCATACCTTCAAACCCTTTGTCAATTCAGCCATCTTGGCTTTGATGTTCGCTGGCATCGGCACAGCGTTCTTTCGGTCTGCCTCAATCTTCCGCAAGGCAGCATCTTGGTTTGGCGGGGGCGGTGTAGTCATGTGCGCTACATCCTTGCCCGGCAATCGTTGAGCCTGTTGAGCAACCCAATCCGCGCGGAATGACTGCCAGTTCCTCACCACGCACTCGGTCAAAGCCTTCTCCAGCGTCCAGCCAGCCTTGTTCGCTTGCTCGGCAATGGTGTCAATCACGAGTTGAGTGAGTTGAGCCTTCTTCGCTTTGCGATGTTTGACAAAAGATTCCCAAACTTCTGGTGACACGCCGACAGGCGGAGCGACCGAAGGACGCTTTGTATTCTTTTGGTTATTGGTTATTGGTTCTTGGTTATTGGTTGGTTGAACGTCCGTTGAACGATTGTTGAGCCTTCGAGCTGCGGATGCTTTTCCTGCTCTGGACGCTTGTTCACTTTTAGCCCTGAAATGCTCGATTTCTTGGTTTGCCCTGTTGTTTACCCACCCGAAATCAGTAGGTTCAAAGAAGGTTTCCAAGACGAATTTGACTTCATCCTCATGCCCTTGCATCCCTATGTGCCGGGCAACGAGCGCTACACTCGGGTTCAACGGCTGTTCATGGAGATAGTATTCGTCAAGCAGACGACGATAGGCCAAATCTTCCAGAAGTGAAAGATTCCTTGTGTGACTGGCATAGTCACCGATGTTGAATTGGTAGTAGTGCATACCCGCCTTAAACCGCCCCTTTGAGAAGAAACAATCGGCAGGAGAAGGGGGTAACTCTTTTCGGTCGGGGAGCAAATCCCGACCTAGCCGCTGTTTCAGAAACTATATCACACTTCTTTGACGAAGATTCCTTCTGCGTTCATCGTGCCTTTGCGGTCTTTGATTTCCTCGTAGGCAACCTTTAAGCATTCCGTCAAGCTAATGTCGAGCAAGGCACAGATGTTGATGAGGCATACCACGGTGTCACCAACGCCGTCAATCGCCAAAGCAAGGTCATTCTTCACCAAAGCATCACGAAGCTCATCCAGCTTTTCTGCGGCCTTTTTCCATTGGGCGATGGGGGTGCTGTTCGGGATAATCTTTCGAGCCTCCGACCATTGGATGACTTTCATTTCGACTTCTGCGTAGCTCATGCTGCTTCTTTCATTTGTTGAGGTTTTGCTGTGACGGGTGGAATTGGTTGAAGCCAATCTTGAGCGAAATCAGCGGAGATTCCGATTGCGCCATATTCGGTGACAAGCTGTGAATCCATAGCGGTGCAACGCCAAATTCTTCCCAACTTTGAATGCTCACCTTGCAATGATGCTACACGGACTTTTTTGCCAACATTCAAACCATCTGTGCCACCCACAACAAGGCATACAGCACCAGCGTAAATCTTGCTCATGCTGCTTCCTTTTCTTTCTGTGGAACGAACCACTCTGGTTTGATGTATCGGAGTTCGTATTCTCGTCCCTTTGGGATGTCTTCACCCCAATGAGAAACAGCACCTTTTGTGATGCCGAGAACCTTGGCAAGTTTGATGGCACTGCCAGCCAATTTGATTGCGTCTGCTTTTTTCATGGACTCGATTATAGTTGATTTCACTATACCGTTAACTATCTTCAACTTTTTTTTCAAAGGTTGTTGTTTTTGCTGTTTATCTGTGTATACTTCATTCACCAACAACATAGGACAACACATGAAACGCTACATGAATTTTCTTGGACTTGCCAGCCTAATCAAGTTCAACTGCGACCCAAGTTGCATTAGACTCTTGGAAGCGATTGCTTTGGCTGAAAGCAGCGAAAGGCCGTTCACAGTCATGCAGGCTATGGAATTGCATCTGATTGCCTCTCCTGCCACCATGCACCGACGACTTGATGCCTTGCGTGACGCTGGTTACATTGACCACGTTTACAAGGGAAAGAATCGTCGCACCAAATACCTTGTCACCACAGAACGCGCCAAGACCTATTTCAAAGCCTTGGAGCAATGTTTAGTCCACTCACTCGGGGATTGAAATGAAGAACTTTTCCAACAGTTTTGAGCATTACCTTGATGAGTGGTCAACAGAACAATACCCTGACGTTCTGGTGAACTACACATTCTTGCCCGGCGATAAAACTGTTGGTGAACGTGACCTGTGGGAAATCCATGTCATTCGAGGAAAGAAAGACATTTGGGAGCAGTTGACCAGTGAAGACCGACTCGAAATTGAGGGTCTTTGCGAGGACAACATGGAACAAGCAATCAAGGAGGCGCAAGAGCCATGAACCTATTGAACAAAATCCTATTGACCATTGCATTCATTGCATTCATCATTTTTTGGACGGCAGTATGAGTCCATTTATCGTCATTGATGCAGCTCGCGCTGCGGCGGCTGGTCACAGCAAAAATCAAGATGCTCGATTGGCTTTCCATGTCGGCTACCTTGAGTCAGCAATCCATGAGCTATGCGACCTTCTCGCCCACGCAGAGAAAGTCATGCAAGCTCAAAAGAATCTGATTGAACAAATGGAAAAAGGCATTTCCGCAGGCCTTTAATTGCGGTATCACAAAGGAAATCAAAATGGCTTTAGTGGCAAAAGACAACGGAAGTAAAGACTTCAAGAAAATCCCCGTAGGAACACACATCGCACGATGCTATATGTTTGCCGACATGGGCGACCAAGTTACCGAATACAGCGCCGGACAGCACAAGGTTCGCATTCAGTGGGAGCTGCTTGGCTATGAGCCTGACGGCACACCAATGACAATCGAAATCGACGGCGTTCAGAAGCAAATGACCATTGGTAAGACCTATACCCTGTCTTTGGCTGAAACATCGGCTCTGCGCAAGGATTTGGAGTCTTGGCGCGGCATTCCATTCACGCAGGCTCAACTGGACGGCTTTGAAGTCAAAAAAGTTGTCGGCGCGTACTGCATGGTCAAAGTCACTCACACGCAAAAAGACGGTCGCACGTACACAAACGTGGCCGATGTCAAGCCAGTGTCTGCCGAGTTCCGCAACGAGAAGCCAGACCCTGTGAACGATGTCATTTACTTTGACATGACCGAACCAGACTGGGACGCCTTCAACGCGCTTCCTGAGTGGATTCAGGAAAACATCAAGAAGTCACCACAGTTTGCAGAGCTGCAATCTGGCGTGAACTACGACGACATGGAAATTCCGTTCTAAGAATGGCATCCCTCTACGCTCTTACCAACGAGTTTCGTCAGCATCTTGACGAAATGTTCGACGAAGACGGGGTGATGACGCCCCGCTTCGAGGAGTTACATGACCAGATTAGCGATAAGCTGTCACAGGTCGCCGCTTACATTCTGAATACAGAATTGGAAGTGGAACAGGCAACCGCCGTACTTAAACGAGTCACGGCGCTGCGAGAGTCCCAGAAGAAGAAATCTGAGAGATTGAAGAAATACCTTGCCGACCACATGAGGGCCGTGGGTAGGACTGAATTCTTGGCAGATGATGGGTCTTTCAAAGTGAAGCTCTATCTCAACCGCGACAGTTCCGTTGTGATTGAGACAGATGCAACATTTCCACCCGAGCTTTGTGAAGACCCAAAGCCGCCAGAACCCTCTAAGTCAAAAATCAAGCAAGCCTTGATGGGTGGCAAAGAGATTGAAGGCGCTCACATCGTCACAAAAGACCGTTTAACTATCAAATAGGACATCACATGACAGAAGTTCAAGATGCATTGCCAAACAAAGTGTCGTTAAGCGACATGATGGCAAAAATTAAAAGCACAACATACACATTGCTGCCTAATGGCAAGACAACAATTTGTCAACTGATTTTGGAAAATAACTTTTCCATTGAAGGCCAATCAGCCTGTGTAGACCCTGCAAATTACAACCAAGCCCTTGGCGAGAAATACGCCTTTGAAAACGCCATTGACAAAATGTGGCCGCTTGAAGGATATTTGCTTGCGGAAAAGATTTATCAACAGTCTAAACAATAAAGGACATCACATGAAAAAACTCATTGCTATCGCTCTCTTAGTTGCTTCCGGCATTGCCGCTGCATCTTGCCCTCAATACGCTCCATACCGCTGCTATGTCGGCATGAATGGTAAGCAAATTTGCGGATGCGGTGTATGACCGAGCAAGTTCAACCACCAGTCGCAGAGGTAGACCGCGAAGACTTCAAAATGTTCCTCGCGTTTGCCACCAACGGCATTCTCGGTCAAATCCCATTTGGCGTGAATGTTGACCCTGTTGCAATTGCACAGGCCGCAAAAAACACAGCTATCGCTATGGTCAACGCCAAAAACGAAGCATTCAAATAAGACAGGAAATCACAATGGCTACACAACGTATCTATCTCGTCGGCACTCCAAGTGGCGACATCCGTTTGGTTAAAGCAAGTGTTCGCTCACAGGCTTTGTCTCATGTTGCAAACTCTATGCTGACTCTCCGTGTGGCAACACAGGATGATTTGGTTGACGCAATCAGCAAAGGTTGCTCGGTTGAGAATGCAAAATCTCCAGACCAAATGGAGATTAAAGAAACGAAGTAAGTTTTACGGGGGGGAAAGCGGATGCTGTGAAAGATAGGCTAACCCCAGACGGATAACAGTGCAGCGAGTACCCCCACCTATAAAACAGGATAAGACATGAACTTTGGAACACACCTCGCGAAGTTATTTCGCAAACATGACCCACAAACATCATTTGAAGCCGCCGAAAAGGTGGACACTACGAAACTAGAAAAGATGGTCTATGAAGCCATCAAATCATTTGGAGACAACGGATGTATCAGCGACCAAGTGTTAGAACTTTTCCCCACGCTCCCCTATTCAAGCGTCACAGCGAGATACAAAGCACTTCTGGAAAAGGGCTACATCAAGATAGACGGAACGCGAGTAGGCAAATCAGGCCGTCAACAGAGGATTATGAAATGCCAATAACCGACACCCACATTCTTTTCATGCTCGTAGTGGCAGCAGCTTTTTTAGATTGGATTTTCTGGTGAAATCATTTTTTGACCTTGTATCAAGCGTGATACTTTCAATGCTTTTCCTGTGCGCCGTTGGGCTTGTCTGCAAATTGCTGTGGCTTGCTTTATGCTTTGGATGGGAGATGCTATGACCATCAACGCATTCCATCCATCATACGTTCAAACGTATATGCCTCAATTCATGTCAGCCATTCGCAAAGAAGCAGACCAAACGGCCAATGGCAAGAAATACGGCTCTTTGGCTCGTTCAAAGAAACCATCAATTGAAGCCACTGAGTTCTACACCTATTCACGCGCAGGAGCGCCAAAGAAAGCAAAGAAATGAAAACACCACACAAACACGCAGAACTTATTAAGGCTTGGGCTGATGGGGCCAATATTGAAGTTCTAGATATGGGCGAATGGTATCCATATCCCGAAAACGCCACACCATCATGGAGAAAAGACGCTGAATACCGCATCAAGCCAGAGCCAAAGCCTGATTACGTTTACTTTGCTACCTTTGATACTGTTGAAGGTCAGAAAGTGCTAGACAGCAACATTACATCTTGGAAAAGTCAAATGGATTCTTTAAAACTCACCTTTGATGGTGAAACCGGCAAGCTCAAATCAGCGGAGGTCTTATGAGCGGAAAAGGCAGCGCACCACGACCTTTCAGCGTAGACAACGAAACATTCAAACGAAACTTTGACGCAATTTTTGGGAAGACAAATGAGCAATTCAATCAAGACAGTTCTGGCGCCAAACGCTCCGTGGCCGAAGCCGGAACCGAAGCCAGAAACGAAACTGAAACCCAAAGTCAAAAAGATTCGTGAACAAGTCAACAAATCGAAAATTGCCGTCCAATTTAGAGTCCGTGATGTCGCTACGGGGCGACTCAAGGGTTCTAATAAGCTATCGGGGTAAAGAACAGAACCTTGCAAAAGTCACAAGACAAATCCTGTGGCGATGCAAGGTCTGTGATGAATACTTTGACACTCTAGGCGAAGCAAAGGAACACAACATTGGAAAACGTCATTAATCTAGTCGCATTCATCTTTGCTGTCGTGGCTGTCGCCATTGCATCATTTGTGATTGCGTTCAACTATCTTTCTCGATAGAGGTGTTGAACAGTTCTATTTCAGCATCCCTGCGTCGAACTAGACCTTTCAGCACTTTGCCTCCGGCTTTTGTCCATTGCTTGAATGCATCAGAAGCCGCCTCCCATTCTCCTCTGTTAATGTTCATACGAATGGAAGACTTCTGAAAATTCCCCAATCCGACATTAAAGGAAAACGCAACGCAAGCGTCGAATGCGCCTTGACGACCAACAAGATTGGGAGCAAGTCTAAGAACACCACGCTCGAAAGAGCCGAGGTCATCTTTAAAAATCTTAACCAATTCATCCTTGCTCCAAACTCTATTGTGTTCAGGTCTTAGAGGGTACTCTGGTCTGAGCATCCCTGTGTAGCCTTCCTTGCGAACAATGGGGTATTTGATTTGGTCTTGATAAATGACATGACCCCATCCAATCGTCCACATGAAGGCGCTGCACTGGTAGGGCTTGTCTCGATAGCCCTCAAACTTGTGCATCAGCTCAATGCCTTTGTCGCTGGTTTTCATTTCTTGCTGTTGCCGCGAGAGCCGAACCAGTAACCAATGATGCCGCCAAGCATCGCCATCTCATCTTCGCTGAAAATCTCATTGCCGACCTTCACCAAGTCTTCCACGCTCTTAATCATCTCTGGATGCGACCACACATAGTAACCAAGGCCAGCATTGATGAAAACAAGCTCTAGGACGAACAAATAGGTGACGATGGGCCTCACAGTACCAACGAAGGTAGAAACCCATGGCGCAGCCTTCTCTAGCACCCTTGCCTCATGCAAATAAGCGGCCTGAGTCATTGCCGAGTCGGCTTGGATGGAAATCTGGTCTGTGCGGATTTCCTCGACCTTTGCTTGAGCAGTAAAACCAGCAGCAGCCAAAGCCAGCTCGCGCTCGGTTTGAATTCGAGCTAGTTCAGCTTCATGTTTTTGGTCTGCCTTGCTTTGGAATAAATCAATCAGTTTAGGAAACATGGACAGCAATAAGCCGCCAAGGGTTGAAAATAAAGATAGCATCATTCGCCTTTCGGTTTGTCAGGTTGTTCAAACTGTTCTATCTTTTTCTGTAACCTTTTCTCCAGCTCAATCATGCGCTTCTCGCGCCTATCCATTTCGATAGACATCTTGGTTGCGATTGGCGTGACTATGAGGACGATTGCCAATATCAGGCAAGCTAGTCCAACAATCAATCTGTAAATGAGTTTATCCATACGGCCCACAGCTCCACGACGAATAGAAGCGTCAGAAACACCGCCGCCACGAATTCCACCCGTTCCAGATGCTCCTCCTCGCGTTGCCATGAGTCTTGCTGTTTCCTAATACGTTCACGTTCCCGCCTTGCGGCCTGTTTGTCTTTTGCGTTCTCGTATATTTTGTGGAAATTGTCCCACAACGGGCCTAATTGCGGAGGCACATGAGCGCCGCGCATCATGCCACTGAGCTTCATGTATGCCCCATCAAGTTCGTGCCTGATTTGGGAGAGGAGAAGGATGTCGCGAGGGTCTGGCCTATCCATTGCATAGACCTCCTCGGATTTTGTGTCGTACAGCTCGGACAGCTCTCGATGATGGTGATAGAAGTCACCAACATTCGTTACAAACTGTTGGACAATTTCTGCCTCAGTTGGGATATGTCTGACATATACATCGTTTTGCTTTGTAGAGGCTCCTCGGGGTGCGCTTGATTCAGAGGCGTGAGGAGATGTTTTTCCATTCGGTCTATCAGTAGGCTTCGCTGTTCCAAATACACCTTTGATGATTGACCAAGCGCTCTTAACCTCAGACGCAATAGCCTGAGCATCTTCGGCTGCTTTCTTGATTTTCTGGACTTGAACCTTGCCGTCAGACAAAGCGTCCATACAGTATTGGATGCCTGTAAAAGCACCCTGCATTGCTTTGATAGCCAACCCAATAGAGATTGGGTCAAGCACATCACTCGTCCTTCACTTCTTTGACGATTTGCCAGCACTTGTGACCAATCATCAAAACCGTGTAAATCAGCGTTGCCCACAAAACCAATTCACTGACTTGATAGCCAGCTACGCTTGCAAGGGATACTGTTGCAGGGGGAGCTACCTTTGTTACCACAGCCGCGACCGTTTCAGTTGAGTGTTCAGTTGCCATTTCTTAGTTCCGAACAATGTTGTTTTTGACGAGCCAACCATTGAAGGTCGCAGACACAGACGAAGTGTTTGCGTTCGTGAAAGCGTTGTTGTAAACATCCGTCTTTTCAGGAACTTCAAGTGTTGGGTTGTATGGGAAGAATTGATAGTTGTTTGCAATCGAGATGTTGGCCGTGAGATATGTCACGCCATTCACTCGGCTGCGGAATTTTGCTGTGACTGTTTGCGAACCAGTTGAGCCACCAGCAGAGATTGAACCAGAGGAAAGGCGAAGGGTGTAGCCAGCCGGAACCGTGTAGACGGCTGCATTGCTTACGTTGTCACCTGCATGAATGTAACCGTAGGTATTGACAGGAACGCCAGCCGTGGCAACGCCTGTACCCAATGAAATATTGCCTTGAGGACTATCCGTGAGGACAGTCATTGTGTTGATGCGCAAATACTGGAGAGAGGTCTGAATGCCTGTTTGCCCATTCAAAACCAAGACCTCAGAAATCTCAACGTAATTTGCGTCAAGACCATCAATCAAAACAAGTTGACCCACATCGGCCACGGATGAGCTGTAAAGCATCATATAGCCAGCCGCAGAGGGAAACACATACGCCGTGTTTTTAGGCCAAATAGTAGCCTCTGCTGTTCCTACGTTTGGATTGTAGGATGAGCGGAAGATTGACCTGTCTCTAGCGTATGGGACTGCCATGATTAGACGCCTTTAGTGGGTATCGGAATTGGCTTTATTGTCTCATCTTCTGGGTCGTAATAGAACTGGTCTGCTACAACTTCATTAGAACAAGATACCCAAAATAGAGCATCTGCCACGGGGAAGATGTTTGCATCTGACTCAACTTGAGCCACGCGAAAGCCTGATTGAACAGGCTCAATGCTTGAGATAAGTGCTTTCATGTTCATCACCATTCAAAAACAACAACACCTGCTGCGCCAGCGCCGCCATTCTGGTCAGTACCGACGGAAGTCGTACCGCCGCTACCTCCGCCGCCGTATGCACGTCCAGCAACACCAGCTCCGTTATAAGAGACTGCTTGCGCCCCACCTCCGAAAATGGAGCCTCCACCAGACCCGCTCGGCAGCACCCCCCCACCACTGGGGTAAGAGCCACCGCCACCTCCACACCCAGCTATATTCATAGTGCCACTAGAGCCGATGCCGCCAGCACCTCCACTACCAGAGCTAGTTCCTGCGGTACCGCCTGCCCCACCAGTAGCAGAAATTGTGGTAATTGTTTGAGTGCCAGAGGCAACACTAGATGCACCTCCAGTTCCTCCTGTATTGGAACCCGGACCACCACCGGGACCAGCACTACCACCAGCGCCTTGTGTTACGGTTAAAGTTGCACCGGGGGTAAGACCTGTTAAATAGGAGATAGCCGCGCCACCGCCGCCCCCACCACCGCCACTAATAGCGTTATATGCCGCGCCATAGATACCAGCGCCACCTCCACCACCGCCAACAACAGTAACCTTCAAAGCAGTCACAGCAGTTGGAATGGTGAATGTCGCCTGACTTGAGGTCATAGCGCGACTTGTCAATGTCTGCGATACGCTGATTGTGTATGTACCAGTTCCGCCTGTGCCAGTACCCAAGGCGGTAATTGTTGTTCCAGCGGTCACGCCAGTGCCAGCAATAATAGAGCCAACCTTCAAAATGCCTTGAGTGATTGCAGTGACCGTGAGGGTTGTTCCAGATGTGGATGCGGTAAACGCGCAATACTGGAAAGACGAGCCACTGCTACCGCCTGATACCGTGTTCGCAATTGCGATTCCACCAGCCGTATTTGTGACAGAGATGCCAGTGCCAGCCGTTAGAGTGGCAAGCGTGTAACCTGTGCCATCACCAATCAATAACTGACCGTTTGTTGGCGTTGCGGAAAGGTTTGTTCCGCCGTTTGCAATGTTGACTGTGTTGTAAATGCCTGTATCGACATTGAGCCGTCCAGAACTGTTTACGTTGTTGGCGAGTAGCGCCAAATTGAAGGCTTGCGTCATTTAAGCGGCTCCTGTCCGTGTGTATGTCGTTTGTTGCAAAATGTTCAAAGTCGTGGCTGGCGTTGTTGTCAGCGTGTACGAAGTAGAACCCAAGGTGTAGTCACCTGTCAGCACTTGAAGTGCGCCATTGTTATACAACTCAAAAGCGTCTGCATTGAAATTGTAATTGTAGATAGACACGCCAACAATCGTATTGATTGATGTACTCGTCTGATTTCCAATTGGCACAGTTTGGTTGTTGTCGTTGAACTGGATAACAGTCAACAGACCATTTGCCGTGGAAGGGAAGTTATTGATTGAGCCAGCGGAGATGTCGTAATCTTGGTCATTCACAGATGCTCCGCCAAGGAAAATCTTTTCGTAACCGCTATGCAAAGCCCAAGTCGTTGGCGTGTAGCTGGTCGCGCCAGTCAATGTGGTAGTGAATCGACTGAATGGGCGATAGCTCATTCCAGATGAACGATATTGATAAATTGTCGCACCAGCGGAAACGCCAATCACAGGGGCGGTGTATGTGATTTGCTTGGTTACGGAATTCCAAGCCGAAACCGTGTACTGCGTGGGCGTCCCAGAGGTTGTGAACGTATGAATATCTCCAGCAACAATGCTTTGATATGGCAAAGCAGTGTTGTATGTGACAACATTCAGAAGAACCGAAGAAACCGTAATGTACTGACTGACGTAATTGATACCCTGAGAGATAGCCCTCATGGAAATAATCACGACTTGAGTTCCGCTTGCAATACCAGTATTCAGAGTCACAGTGGTACTGTTCTCTGTGTAATCGGATGTGTCAAGCAATATGCCATTGACAAAAACCAAGTCCATGCCAACGATGTAGTTGGCTTGACGAGCCGTTGGGGTGAACACCGTTTGACCAGCGGTTGCAACAACTGCGTAGCGCGTGTAGTAGAAACCATCAGGCGTGGAGAACCCAAGAACGCGACCGTAAATGTCAATAGTCACGGTCGATGCAGAACCAGTCAAGGTTTGAACGCCAGAGCCAAAATCTAAAAGCTGAGCCAATGAGGCAACAATCTTTCCGTCAGCGTTGTTGTTGATGGCAATTTCACCAGAGCCAATGCTTGTGGTTCCAGTCTCAAGTAGTTGACCAGTACGAACATCGAGGTCAATCGAGTTGGTTCCGTCTTCCAATGCTTGCCAAATGGATGGGTCATACGTTCCTGTCGCGGAAGGAACGAATTGAGCAGTTCCAGCGGCGTAATCAGCAAATCCAGAAGCAAAACTAAACTTGCGACCTGTTCTGTTTGTGTAGAGCAGATATACGCTTGTTCCAAATGTCGGCTGCGCCAAATACCATGTGTAGTCAGCAGGATTGGTCGAAAAGTTGGATGTCGAGGAGTTCAGTAAGCCATAGTAATCTTTGTTGCGTGGACTGCTAGAAAGGTTTGTTCCACTCAAGTCATCGCCATACGCGACCACCAGATAACGCTCTGCGTACTGGAAGGTTGTTGGCCTCCAACGAAGAACGGTCGATGATGGCGAAAAGATGCTTGAGCCAAGCGCGTTGACCATGCGAACAGAGAAATACCAATCCCCGTTTGGAATGCTGGACAAGGTAACAGCGCCCATGCTCACATCAGGAGTGAACGGATTCCCGCCGGGATTCACGGCAGTCGTGCCAGCAAAAATCCTTTGGCTGTCAGTTGGAGATGCAAACGCAGAATACCAAATCTCTGCATACTGAACAATTCCAGAAGATGCAGCAGTGACGTTGACAGCAAATGATGGATTGGTGATGTCTGGCTGCAAATTGGTAATTACAGGCGCATACAGCGTACCAAAAAACAGAGGGTCACCAATGCCTGTATTTGGAGCAGGAGTGAACTCTGTAATGTTTACATCATCGTAGACAGAAGCATTGAACTCCATCAGAGAAAGAGCGACAGTGATTGAACCATCATCCGCGAACTTCTCTGTAACCTTGTTGATTCGGAATTGTTTTGCTGTCCATCCATAATTTGAGTTTGTGACAGTGACAACATCGCCAGCCTCAAGCTGCAAGCCTTCGTAGTTGATTTCGACTTGCACTTGCAAATCTTCTCTTGCGCCTTCCAAGAAGCGATTGGCGAGGTATTGGGCGCGAGTGCTGTTGTTGACCAATGGCAAGCTGATTGTTTGCTTGTTGATTGGTTCGTTCGGGTAGAGTAAAGACGGATTGATGACAGCCAAATCAAATGTGGCCGAATTAAACGAATCTTTCGCCGTCCCGTCTGGGAATTTGACTTCTGCAATGTTGTAACTGGATGCAATATCAATCGGAGTGATTGTGATTGCAGACACCATGTTGCTGTTGTTGATGTCCATGACTGGAACAACAGTTGGCGTTTGAACAATGACGCCCCATTGTCCAGTAATCTCGTTGTACTTAATCAAGCAATCACAGCAAGCGGCCATGAGCTGCAAGTTGCTCATAATCGTTTGTGTCGTGTCCAATGTTCCATCAAAACGGAACCTTGTTTGACCATATACGCCGCCGTCATAGCCTGTATATACAAAGTTTTCTGCGCAATACAAATCCAATTCATCAAGACTGTCTGTGTTGATGTTTGCCAAAGGAATTCCAGCGCCATAGCGCTCGGACGTTAAATAGTCCAAGAAACAAGCGCCGGGCGCATATCGGCTATTTGTGAGCTGGAATTTAGTCTGCTGGAGGCCAGTCAAGTTTGCCGATTGGCTATATGTAATCTTGATGATTGCAAAAGCACAATTGGTCATCAGCTTGGACACATCCCATGTGTAAACCAAACCAGATTGATTCATTATGTCAAGAGCAGTCAGGGATGTGTTTGTGCCAGAGCTTGAGCCGTTTTTGAATGTGTAAATTGACAGCTTGCCATTTACGGATGTGTCTGTGATTCCCGTTGATTCATCAAGCAATCCGGTAACAGCACCATCCGCGCCAAAGATGCACTTTTTGCCACCCCAATAAATGTTGCCAAAGGTGTAGTCATCAGGAGTTCCGCCGGTTTCCGTGTTGGTCACTTCGGCAAGAGTCATCACGTAATACAAACGCTGATTGTCCGAGGTGATGGACAAGTCCGTGACAATGCCGCCAACATACGCAGAGCCATAAATCACTGGAACCTTGTTGTCTCCAGCAGGAGGAACTTGAGCGCGACTGCCGGGATTCGGATTTCCTTGGGAATCGTTAAAGTTTGGCCCTTCTGCTCCAAATGCTTTGGAGATGATTGACGAGGCCACCATGTTGATGGCAAATGCCAAGGCTGCACCCGCCCAAGTTGCAGCAAAGGCAGCGCCAAAGGCTTGAGCGACGATGATTGAACCCGGCATATTAGGCCACCCAAAATTCTTCTAGTTTCTCGAATCCGAACTTCTGATATTGAAGGTTCGGGCTGTTGCTCATTTTACTGATTAAATAATTGCAGATGCGACCATTTTTCTTGAGTTCGTCGCCCCTTTGTTTGTACTCAGCAAGGAGCCTATATCCCATCGTGCCGCCCCTGCACTCAGGCTCAACCCAATAGGCCATCTCAGTCATCACAAGATGCTTTGGCGACCACATACTTGGCGCAATGACGGCAATCAGCATTCCAGCAATTCCGTCCTTGTCGGCAATCAGAACAAGCCCTTTACCAGCCATCAATTCTGTGAGCATCTTGGTCACATACTCAGCATCATCAGCTTCGGCCAAAAATGGCAAAGGAGTTAATCTTCGATAGCTTCTGAGCATATCCAGAATGGCTGGAATGTCAAATGGAGAAGCATCACGAATTGATGGGCGCATTTTTGCCAAACTGGTAGTTGATGGTTTCGATGAAGTTCACGCGATTCATCGAAGTGTCGCCGGGTGCAAAGAACTGCCAAGAGTTGTTGTTCGTGTATCTTCCAGCGGTTCTGTTTTGCAAAATTAGCTGAATGGATGATGCGCTGACGGTGATTGTGCCAACGTACATCCTCAATTCTTCCATCCATTGCTCTGAAATAGAGAATGAGCTGATAAAGCCATTGAAGAATTGATAAAGACCGCCAACACCACCAGTCGTGATGAGAGAGCCATTTGTATCAAAAAAGCCATGCCACATCTCAAGCTGCGCACCCTTGACTTGTTGACCAAGCACAAAGCCAAGCATTGCAGTGTCGATGCCAGTCAGCGTGACTGTGGTTTCATTGGCGGTACTTTTGATGTCGCGTTGAGCCTCGCCAACTTTAATCAACACACCAACAGCATCAAATTCGGCGGCATCAACGGCAGAAACGGTTATGTTTGAAGGGGCCGTTGTGAATAGATACGTATTGTCAGGGGTCGTGATGCGAATGAAGTCCGCATAGCGAATGTTGTTTGTTCCGTCAACTGGCGTGATTACGTTCATAGGACAGACTCAAAGGCTTTGAACCCACCATTCCATTGAATGAATGAGTCGTTGGTGATTGGAATCAGAGTGTATGTCGGGTATTCGCGAAGTACAACAGGGAATGTGATTCCAGTGTAAACGTCACCACCCATGCTGACTGTTGAACCAAACTCGCCCATCACGGCGTCAACTGGACTTACAAGAGTCTCAATCAGATTTCTGTGAACTGGAATGTTCACCGTCGAGTTTGTGCCGCGCTGGACATCTGCGGTTGCAATGTATGAATAGCGACCAACTTGGACAAAATCACCTTCTCGAACAATGTATGTCGTCAAAGATACGGACGGCAAATTTCCAAGAACCAAGGTTTTGTTTGCGCTAGAGGTTTGCCACTGGCAACCAGAGATTTGCAAAGGCGTCAATTCGCCTTGATATTTGATGTAGTTCAACCATCCAGTTGTTCCGAAATTCAAATATTGCTCAAGCGATTTGTCAGCAATTCGCAAGCTATTTAAAACGCCACGATTTTGAGAGTAGTACAGATAGTTCATCGGCTTCATATCGAAGGCGAAAGGAACCACCGTCAGAATCTCGGAGGTGATGATTCGTTGGTTGCGACTGACGGTTTGACCCACAAATCGCTGGTCATTGATACCAACGGACTCGCAGATTGCAAGAATGTTTTGTAGGCTCATGTTATTTGCTCACGGGTAAAGAACGCTGCGCCGATTGGTTCACGGCCCAAATTGTTTGCTTATTTCTAGCCAAGAATTGAACGCCAGATTGAGTGTCGATTGCGCTCATATTGGCGATATATGGGCCGTTGTAGACGACTTGAGGCTGATTGTTCATCATGGCTCCAACCATCTTGTTTGGCATGATTGTGCCTGCGCCTTGAGGCACAAACAATTCTGGGCCTTGCTCGCCAACGTAGAACGGTTGACCAGCTTGCGCCTCTGAACCGTTTGCCGCAAACACAGGCGCAGCAGCCATTGATGGGCCACCAAAGTCACCAACAGGAGCGCCACCCCCGCCGCCGCCACCAAAGAAGCTAAAACCCTTGAACATAGACATCATCTGAGCCTTCATCGCAATAGAGATGAGGTCTGTGATGATGCTGCGAGTGAGGTCTTTAAATGACAGTTTGCTTGTGCGAACAAAATTGTCAATGGCATTACCCATGTTGTTGAACACGGATTGATTCATGTCTTGGAGGCGCTTCAATTCCTCGCGCTGCATAATTACTGCTTCGCGCTGCTTATCGAGATATTGAATACGTGAAGCAGCAGCCGCGCGGTCTGCGTCTTTCATGTTCTCTTGCTTATTCAGCGTCACCAAGTCCTGTTGAGTTTTCAGGCGAGACAGGGCAATATCCAAGTCCTGTTGACTTGCAAGGATATTTTCTTTGTAGACTTGAAGGCGCTCACGCTCTTTCTCAATAGAGTCCTGCTCTGTTTTGGCAAGGTCTTCAAACTTTTTGCGAGCCTCTTTGTAAAGGTCTTCTTTTTCGCGCTCGGCTTTTGCATTGATTTGTTTAATTCGAGCAGCAAGTTCGTCGGCATTTGCAGATGCCATTGCAAATCGCTCGTCTTGATTTCGCTTAACTATTTCGCTTTTTGCAATCTCAATATCGCGAGCCTTGGAAAGTTCAATTTGGGCAATGCGCTCAAGTCCATAGGCTTTTGTCTCGTACTCTGTTTGAGCAATAATTTCAGCCGTCTTTTGAGCAATTGAAATCGCTTTGGCAGCGCCACCGGCACCAGCATAGGCGTCAATTTTTTCTTTGTTCTTCTCTGTGGCAGCGGAATCAGCCTCGGCCTTTGCCGTATCAGCCTGCATCTCGGCTTTTAGCTTGTCGTGCTTGGCCTTGAGAGTGTCATAAAACTTGGTGTTTCCAGAACGGAAAGCAACGCCCTTCATGGCGTTTTCCATTTTAGCCTCAAGCTGCGCCAACTCTTTTACGGGGTCGTCGCGACCAATGCTTTTTAGCCAATCCCAGAAGCCGCTGGCTGCATTCTTTAGATTCTTCCAAAGGGTTTCTAAATAGCCAAGTTTAGTTGCCTGCTGCGTCAACTTTTCAGTCAAAGCATCAGATGTAAATTTGATTGCATCTTGAGTTTTGCCTTGCTTATTCAGCGCCTCAATGTATTTGTACTGCTCAAGAGTCAGGAAATGATAAGTGTCATTTAGCTTTTTTGCAGATGAAGCAGAGCCATCCAAAGATGGAATGAGGCTATTTGCAACATCGGACGCCGCTTGACCAGACAATGATGCAACACGCAAAATTGCAGAACTGACAGAGGCAAGTGTTCGCTCTGTAAATTGACCAGTTCCAACAAGCGTTTGCATCAATTCGCGAGAATCACCAATTGATGCGTTGTATTTTGTGCTAATAGCCTTTGACAAATTATTGAACTTTTCAATGGTCAAGCCAGCGTAATTGCCCGTCAAAGCCAATGAATTCTTGAATTTGTTGACTTCTTCTTCGCCTCGATACAAAGCCAAGCCAACCAAACCAATAGAACCAGCCAAAGCCGTAAAGCCCAACATCATTGGGGTAACGGCTGCGGTGATTGCTTGGAACAAGGGTTTGAATCCACCGAACTGGTCGCGCAATTGACCGCCTTGTTGCAGCAGAACCATCATTGGGTTTTGACCGCCAGCCAAGCTGGTAATGATGTCAGTTGTTTGATAGCCAAGGGCGGCTTGCTGTTGTGGCGTCAATCCACCAGCCTTGCCCATTTTTGCCTGCTCTGCGGCTTTAGCAGCGGCGGCAACTTTATCGTATGCGGCGGCTTGGGCTTTTAGGTTGTTGATGATGACGTCAGGCTGATTGCGATACTTTCCAAGACGAATCTGGTCTTCAATCTTTTCAAGCTCCGTCAATGTCTTGCCGTAATTCTTGGTAGCCATCTCAAGGCGCACGATTTCCTTGGCGGCATCTTCACTATCACGCTTGATTTGAGCTTTGAACTTGCTGAATTTCTGTTGAGCTTCGGTAATTTTGGTGACGAGTTCGCCAGAGTCCAAGCCAAGGACAATGCCAAGTCGAGCAATGTTTTGTGATGCCATATCAAATCTTCCGTTTGGCTAACTTTTTCGCGTAAGCAGGGATGCTCACAGCCAGCTCTGATTTTAATGTGTTGATGATATTGTCGCGATTACTTTCTAACGAAATGCGCAAGAAAGGTTGCGGAGAGGTTATGGCATTCCCAAACTCTTGAGAAAGAGACACTGCGCTTTTCTTTACCGAAACAACGCCAATCACAGCATCGGTTTGAGACACATATTCAGACTTCCTATCGCCAGATGTAGGGATTCTGGCGTGAAGTCGTGCGGTGTCTCTCAAATGGATTGGGCCTTTGTTTTTTTCGTCATATGGCGCTCTGGCAATTACATCAGCCAAGACGGGTTGCAAGGCGGCATTCACGGCCTTGGTGACGGTATTTCGCATCACCAAGTCGCCGCGAAATCCCTCTGCCAACTCAAGAAGCTGTTGCTCAAGCTCCTCAAATCCTTCCGCCTTGAAGATTTGCGTCATTGCATTGCTCCTGTGACTTTGGGTGGAGCCTTTGGAGCCGAGGCCATAAATGCCTTGAGCGCTGCATTAGTCTGCTCACGCTGCTCCTCGTCGCTCAATGGAGGGATGATGTACTCATGGGTTGATGGCAACACATGGTTCATTGTGAAGGGCTGGACGCCCTGTTTTAGCTTCGCATTAAGATTTCCAGTGGTCAAGGTACTCAAGGCCAACAAAATGGCCTTGTTCCCTATGATTCCGTCACTGAACATAATCTCAATGTTCTGCATTTCATTCGATGGTATGTTGTCGGGACAACCACCATGCGCCCAAACATAAGCTCGGGCTTGCTGACGGTTATCCCTTAGGAGTTTTTTCGAGTGTCCTTGTAGCCCGGCTGAATCGCCTCGCTCACCTTCTCAACAATCTCCATCTGCACCGACAGAGGCCATTCTTCCTCAATCTCGGCGTAGGTAATGTCGTCCAAGGTTCCATTGACAGGAATCAGCAATCGGATGTACTCGACCACTCGGCTTTCCATCATTAGAACAGCATTCGCTAATTCGCGGGTGGATTTTCCTTCGATGATGACATCGCTCTCAGTCACCTCAACGCCAGCAGGGGGCGCATTACGAAGTTCCTTTGTCATCTCCTCAAACTTGGCTTGCAGCTTGGCCTCATCGACCTTTGCAATACGCTCTTGGAGGGCGTTCATCTCAGCAGTCAAAGGGACGCGAACCTTAAATTCGTGTCCGCCAATGCTGAATGTTTTTGTTCGGATTTGCGCGACCGCGCTCTCATACTTCTTGCCAAAGGCAGATGCGAGTTTGCTCATTTCGAGTCCTATCGTGTGGTTTTGATAATCTTGTGATAAATGACTTCGTTCAGCTCAAGCGCGTATGAGGCAACTTGCTCTGGTGTCATTTTGTCGGCGTGATAACGTGCAATGTCATGCGCCAAAGCGACTGCTGTAATGCGTTGTTGGACGAACCCAAACCAGTCCTTGCGGGACTCGGCTTGGGTTACCAGAAAACTCAACAGGTCACTATTGTCTTTTACTGTAACTGTCATGTGGTTTCGTATTAAGCGTTGTTAGACCAGCCGTAGCTGTTGCCACCAACGGGGTGGATTGTGAAGTTGAACTTGCCTTCGGCAGATGGAGACATATCCCATGCCATGCCACCGATGCGACCATTGAAGGCGTAAGCAACAGTGTCAGTGCCGTCATACACAGCCACAACGTATGTGCGGATGGTAGTGCCGTTGTAGCCGTCTTCGCGAATCAGCAACTGAGCAACGTCAGCAGGATTCCAAGCGGCAGTCACAGCCAAGGAAGTCACTTGGTTTTGAGTTGTGATTTTCGCGCCAGTACGAGCGCCTGCCACAGAGTAAGCGGCAACAGCATCGTCAGCACCGAAAGCTGGCACAGCTTCCACTGGAACCAAGATACCGTCAGTACCTGTACCGCCAGCGGCTGTACCGATGATGTCAGCAACTTGACCAGTCCATGTGGCCAACTGAGCGTCAGTCAGAGGAGTTGGGTTAGCACCAGTTTGGCACCAGAGGGTTGCCACATAACCGGGCAAAATTTTATTGATGAGAGCCATGATTTTTCCTTGAAGAAAGAGTTGATTGGACTATCTTATGCTGGAACATCCATGGTGCAGTCTAGAAAGACTTGCGCCAAATTCTGCTCGTTGTCATAGCTGTTGTATAGCCAGACAACATCGGCCTTCGCAATGAAGAACCCATCTGTCGGACTGCCAAAATGACCACTATAACCGTGCAGCGATTGTAGTACCTGATTGGAAATAGTGAAACCATCTTCAATCTTTTGAGTGAAGATAGAAATTTGGAAAACAGGGCGGTCAATGCCCTTGTTGTTTTGTTGTTGACCCGTGTAAACAGGCTGGTGGACATTGCGAAGCTGCCAAGTCAGAAACTTTGGCTGAGTCGCAAAGTTGCGGTTGAACGAAGCATACACAGGCACAGGCGTGACAATGTTTGCCAGTTGATACTGGATTGCCTTGCCGTACAGAACTGGATTGAGCTGTGTCGTCATACTGCGGTCGCCGGGTCGTTACGGTAGCACAACAACATCACAGTCATGCGGTCATTCGCTTCTTTGACATCCGTGATGCGCCAATCTTGGCCGCGCCAAGTGATTGAAAACAAGTTCTGAGCATCAACAATGCTTTTGATGTTCGGCGTGTAATTCAGAGTGAACTGAGTCAGCTCTTGGTACAGGCGGTACTTGTCAGAAATGCGCAAGCTGTTCGCAACATCAGATACACGGGCGCGAGTATCAAACCACTTGGTCTGAGTCGTCACGCCCTCGCCAAACCCACTCTCAGAGAAAGTGAGATTGTTGACTGCAATGTTCTCGAAACGTGCAATTGCCATTTACATCACCAGCGGCTTGTATGGACGAAGCAACACTTGAACACCCCAAGGGATGTTGTGTTGAATCGGGCCAGTCGTATCGCTACGGTTGTTGTAGAGGTGAGTAAACAACAGCAAGCCAGCCTGTTTGATTACAGGGTAAGCAGCCAAGGGGCTTGCTGCTGTCGTGTACTCGCAAATCACAGGCGAAGTCATCGAACTGTTCAGGTTCGTTGGCAAGTTAGCAATGACAACTTTGTTACCAGATGGGTCGTAGTAATACTGGCTTGGGTCAACCACAATCAACTCAGGAGGGTTGTTGTCGTTCCAATATTTAACGGCATCCACAGTCACGCCAGACAGCAGAGGGTCCACGTTCTGGCTGACTTCTGGCAAATCCAAAGCCAATGGAGTTCCATACAGGCTTGCGGAGTTGTACCAAACGCGATACGAGGTGGCAAAAATCGACAAACCCAAGAAGTCCTCAATTGCCATGCGAACAGCAAGCTCAAGACTCGACAGGTATGTGTTCTGACTGTCATCACCAAACAAGTTCAATTGATTGGTAATGTCCTCCAAAGACAGCCAAGCGGTAGCAATGTCACGACCGATTTGCTCTGTCTTTGCGTAATTGAACGGATTGCGCGTTGGCGCACCGTAATTCAAGTAGCCGAGTTGTGAATCAGCGGACATTATTTACCTCTTAGGCTGCGCTCATACGGACGCCAGCAAAAGGCGAGCGAACAGAACTGACGATGCGCTTTTCAGCGTACATAGTGATGAAGCCGGGGGCTGTTTGCTCAAACATCTGAACATTCATTTGCTCTGAATCACCGATGGTCAAGAAGTTAGACCAGTTGGCAAGATAGATTGGGAATGCAGCAGAGAGGAATGGGTTTGGAACCACAGGGAAGCCAAAGATTCGGCCAACAGCAGCACCGTCAGAGTCGCCAACTTCCAAGAACAATGGCAGACCTTGTGTGTCCTTCAATTCACGCAACATGAGAATCATGTCAGGGTGAATGTGCCATGCAGTTGTAGGCAATGCCCAATACTGCGCAGGCAATGTCGAGGCCATGTCCACAATCTTGTTGTAGGTCACTGGAGAGCCGCCCAAAGAGATGGTAGCAATCGAGTGACGACCATTGGTGATGGCAGTACCAGACGAGCCGAATGCGCTGGCAGATGCCGACACATAAGAGTCCAAACCGCGCAAGCCATTAGTTGCACCAGTAGAGGTTGTTGTTGAACCAGCTTGGTCATTATTCAAGACCATCGACTGTCCTTCTAGCTGAGCGAATTCAAGCGCCAAGTCAGCAACAATCGAAGACTCAAGAGCGTTTACATCCGACAGAACTGCTGTACGGATTGGCAATTGAGCAACCAAGACGCGAACTGGCAATTGCCAAATTGACGTACTGACATCGGGCGAACCGCTGTCAGGAGTGAATGTGTAACCCCAAGGGTTAGTAGAGTTTGCAGCGTTACCAGTCTTGGCAACGAATTGAGCATCAGAACCAGCCACAGTAATTTGACGAGAGCCTTGACGCAAAGGGTTTGCTTGACGCAATGCAGCGAACGCATCGTCAAACACGACATTACCACCAACACCCGAACCAGAACCAGTGATTCCAGAGGCTTCTTTCAGGTCAATGGTAACTTTCGTACCTTCGTGGATGGCTTGTTTGATGCCGTTCAGGATTTTTTCGGTGATAGTCATAGTTATTCCAATGAGAGTTAAAAAGATGGGAGCCGAAGCCCCCATCCAGAGCAACTATCAGGTTGCAGTGCCAGTCGAACGGTAACGCACGATTGCGTTAGGGTCGCGCACAGATGTAGCCAAACGCTTCTCACCGAAGAAGGTGATGTAGCCGGGGGCTGTCTGGTCGTAACGGCGCATAACCATGTTCAAACGGTCAACGATGGTGTGGCCGCGTGACCAGTCACCGAAGTACATTGGGTACAGGCTAGTTGTGCCAGCAGAGCCAGTTGTGGTTTGCGATGGAGTGTCCAAATACTTGTTCACAACAACGTCGAAGCCCAACAAGCGGCCAACGATACCGTTGGTTTCCAGAGGAGACATACGCTCGAACACAGGAGTGCCGTTGTCGTCTGTCAAGCCACGGATTTGAGCCAACAACACAGGGCTGATGATGAACTTAGCGCTCTCAGTCCAGTATTGTTGTGGCAAGGCGTAGATGAAGTTCACAACGTCTTTGTAAGTGATGTTTGCAGCACCCACAGTATTGCCGTTGGTGGTCAACTGGTCATAGGTAGCCAAGCTGTGCAAACCGCTTGTAGAACCAGTGCCAGATGTGCCGAAGGCAGCAGTAGTTGTAGAACCACCAGCGTAGGTAGCAGCAGCACCAGCGTATTGGTTCAAACCGCGCAAGCCGTTAGAGCCGCCGTATGGCAAGCTAGTAGCGCCTTGGTCGTTGTTTTGAATCATTGACAGAGCTTCGGCTTGAGCGAACTCAGCCAACATATCGTCAACCACGTTTGCTTCCAAACCGTCGATGTCGTCAAGAGCAGCAGTACGGATAGGGAACTGCACGTTCAAGTCTTGCAAAACCAATTGCCAGATTGAAGTGTTTTCAGTTGTTGCCGCGCCGTTGTTCTGGATTGCGTAGCCCCATGCAGCACCGGCATTGCCAGTCTTCACACGGAATTGATAGCTAGAGCCATCAGTAGCCACAGTGCGAGACACGCCGCGCATTGGGTTAGCCAAACGCAGAGCGACGAACACAGGGTCATAAGCGGTGCGACCACCTTGACCATTACCGCCACCTGTCAAAGCAGATGCTTCGGCCATGTACGCTTCCATTTGAGATTCGTCCGCAAACACTTGCAGTTGCTTCTCAAAAGAATTCTTGCCTTCGGCGATTGCCTTGAGCTGTTCTTTCACAGAACGGTTCACATCAGCGCGAACTGACTTGGCTTTTTCTTTGTGGACGTTGGCAGCAGGGATGGCAGCAACTTTGGCTTCCAGTGCGGCAACCATTTCAGCCATTTCACCTTTAACGGCTTCGATGGCAGCGGGGATTTTGGCTTCAACAGCCACGATGCTCTCAGCTTGTTTAGCTTCGATAGCATCCAATTTTTCGATGATTTCTTTTGACATGATTAACCTTTCAGGCGTTTGTCGAGGAGTTTTAGCAATTCGCGTTGCTCAAGAGCCGCGAGAATTGCTGCGTTGGTCGCTTCCGCACCAGAATCGCTCTGAGTCGTCGCATTTTCAATTGGCTCTTGAGAAACATCACGTTGCTCAATCACTTTCTTGAATGTAGATGCGGCAGCGACCGCATCTTTCTTGGATAGACCAACTTCACGAAGGGCTTGTTCCAAAATCTTTAAATCGGCAGTGCCATCAGCACGGAAGAATTCCAGCTTTTGCACTTCTGCCATTGGGTTGTTGGGATACATCACGACAGACACTTCACGCAGACCACCTTTGGTGATTTGGAAGTAGCCGTCTTCGTATGGGTCATCAGAACCGACGACCATTGGAGTGCCGTCTTCTTTTGTCCACTGATATTCTTCGGCATAAGCACCGACAGACACGCCACCAAACATATTTGGCGACTCGCTCATCACTTGATACAAGTCAGAACCTTGAGTGGTGTTGACATACAAGCGACCGCAGGCTTTCATGCCAGTGTCGTCAAACTCAAACGATGTCCACTCACCAACAGGGATGGAATCAGCATCGTGATTCACAAACATTGGGAGAGGACGACCAGCTTTGCCGAACTCCTCTGCCCATTGCATAAATGCCTCTGGTTGATAGTTGAACTTGCGGCCATCAGCGCCTTCGCGTGGACCCCAAGTTGTGACAACCGCTTCAATATTGCCTGTTGGCTCTGCGTTGCCTGCTTTTTCGAGTACCAGTTTGGCCTCGCACACCATCATCAGATTCTTTTGCGTCATGGATTACCTCATCGACTTTAGTTTGGTCAATGTCATGTATTATTTTTGGCGGCCTACCACGACGAGGTGGAGGCGGCACAACTGGTCTATTAGCTACCAACGATGCTACCATAATCTTAAAAATCAACGACATTTATTTGCCGATATTCATTTTTCTAGTTTGGCTCCCGCCGCCGCCGCCAGTGTCTTGAGGACTATTCCCCTTAATCGTCTCTGATTTCGTATCTTTCTTCAACTCGTCACCGCCATCAAGTCTGGCTTTGCCCAAATATTCTCGTGCCTCGTTCGGAGTCAAGACTCCAGCATCAACGCCAGCTCTAGCCCATTCCATTTGGTCAAGAGGCGCACCCTTTAAGAAATTCGATGTGTCGAAATGAATTGAGAGCGATGGATAGCCATTGAATAATTGCTGCTTCAACTTGTCTTGCACGTTCACGATCGTTGGGTACATCGTGGATTTGTAGAACTCGTCGAGCAACGTCTGAGTGTTGTTGTACTTCTGGTCGGCAATGCCAATCAATGCAGGAGGCACACCGAACAAACCACAAATGCGCTTCATGGTTTGAGTCTTCAACTCGGCGGCTTGCGCATCTTGCAGAGAGAGAATTTCAATCTTCTCGTACTTCATGCCTTGGTCGAGCAACATACCTTGGCCGGGCTTTGATTCATCAGTGCGCTGACTGCCAACCATCGAAGACCAAGCTTCTTTCAATCGAGAAGCAATCTCTTTGTATTTCGCATCAGGAATCACTTGCTCGGTCATAAACATACCGCTTGGCTTCGCGCCATTGAGCATGATGAAGTTTGCATAGATGTCAATGTCTTGGTCGAGCGTCACCAACTCAGCAGCCAAGATGCCTTTGTTGAAACCAGCGGAACCTTGCCACGCAGCCTCTTTAACGTGCATCACTTGATGCGCCGCCAATGGCTCATCCTTGCTGAAACCGTATGAGGGAGTTGACAGGCGGTATGAAGGGTAACGCGCAGGATTGATGGTCACAGCAATCAGCGTCGAATCCAGCACATACATTTCCATTGGGGTCTGTGTTGGGTTCTTCTGGTCTTCACGCCACCAAAGAGTGAACGCCTCACCTGATAATTCAAGCCACATGAGCCACTGATACCAGAACTCATATTTCGATTGAAAATTGTTTGGATTGTTCAGCAACTTGGCAACTTGCTTCGCCTTGTTCTTGTCGCGAGCGCCAACAGACTTGTCTTTCACGGCGTCGAGATACGAACCATCTTCCTGCTCGGACATAACCTTGATTGGAAGCTGCGCCAATGCGCGAGCCTTTGCGCCAACGCAAGCCATGACGGTGCTATTGCGCGTCAACAGACTCATATCGACGGGACGACCCGCCTGATTGGTGCTGGATGTTGTTACATACAGGATTTGAGTATTGACTGTGGGGCGAGTATTGCTGCCCGAGTAAATGACGTTGTTACCGAGAGCCGTTTGACCAAAAAGCGTGTTGCTTTCGTCGGCAGAGGTCGATTTGCGTTTGAAAATATCAAGAATAGCCATGTCAGCTCCTAGTTTCCGTGATGTTATCACTCAAAATAATCGCAGTCCATAAGAATCTGACACGAAAACATTGTCCAAATGGCAGTGCAAAGCCATAATCATCGCAATAATTCCGTCCACCTTGGCAGATGGGTCGGCCTCATTTTTTCTCACTTTTACGTTACCGTTTACGTCTGTGTAGACCTCGCAGTTGCCCAATTGCCACCCAACGAACGGATTTCCATCATGCTTGATGGCTCGCTTGAGAATCAACTGTTCCGCTGTTTTCGACGGGTTGGATAGCACTGCCATACCTTGTCCAACCTTCTTGACTGGAAGGCCATAGGAGAACAGGTTGGCAACAAGAGCAGCAGCGTTGTAAGGGTCATAGCCAATTTCTTTGACTTCATAGGTTTCAGCCTCTTTGCGAATGTAGGATTCAATCTCGTTCAGGTCGGTTACGTTGCCGGGAGTCAAATGCAAAATGCCAGATGTCACAGCCTGACTGAAAATTGACTTGTAGTGATTCGGAATCAGCTCAATTGATTCTTCGGGCAAGAAGAATTTGAACTTGGCATATAGGTCTTCCTCGGCATATCGGTGAAGCGTTACCACAGCATTTAAATCTCGGCTATGCGCCAAGTCAAATCCAATGAATGTTGCCTCTGGCTTTTCAGCAGGCATTTCAGTCACGGACTCATCCCAGAATCTACGGTCAACCCATGCAGCATTCGAGCTGACGTAGATGTTGAGCTGCTTACAAAGAAATTCATTGAGGGATGCAGGCTTGCTCTTGGCTTCGTCGGCCATGTGCTGAATGGCCTCAGTCGTCACGGACACGCCAAGCATAGGGTTGGCCTTGCCCCATACAGCAGGGTCAGACCACTCATCGCCGGGGTCAACGGAATACAGCAAGCCAAACCAACGGAACGAGTCTTCCGCCGCGCCGCGCAGCACAGCACGAAAATGATTCAAGTCCTCAAAGAACTTTGTCTCTTTGGTAAAACTGGCTGTCGTCAGATACATCCGCAAAGGATTCTTCCGCGCGGCCATACCCGAGTGCAACACTTCAATTGAGCCGCGCTCGGTAATCTGAGCAGCCTCGTCAATCATGGCGCAAGATGGGTTTTTGCCATCACCCGTTTTACGGTTTTCGCGGGACAGGGCGCGGTAGGTCGATGTGGAATCTCCAGCTTTTTTCAACTCACCTCGGAATGGGATGAATCTGCTTTGCAGCTCGGG